GGTCCGTAACCGCCACATCGCGGCGATAGCGAATGATGATGCGATGCCATAGCTCCGGCACCATTTGCTCGTACTGGTCTGTCGTTTTGGCCGTTACGGTGATTACTTTAGCCCAGACGACAGCTCGGGGCTTGTAAGCAGTCGCGTAGCCGCCCTGCCCGTCAGACACTTTGGTTTCCTGCTGCAGCGTAATGCGGCAGTTGAGTTCCCCTGGATTCATTTCATCACCTACCATAGATGCGCGCGATAGGACGATAGCAATACATACACCACTTTGGGAATATCTTCGCCCGCACGCTGCTCATAAAAATGCCCTACCAAAATAAGCAAGGCTTGCTTGACCGGTGTTGGAATTTCACTCGGCAAACCGGCTTGCAGATAATTTTCGCAATGCTCTTTCGCCGCCAACAGCAAACCAGCGAGAAGGGTATCTTCCTCCTCGCTGTCAATGCGCAGGTATTCTTTTATATCCGTCAGCGTCAGCGGCTCACCCATTGCCTTGATCCATCAGACCGGCGGCTTGCAGCTTGGCCAAGAGGGCATTGAAATCTGTTTTCAGATCGGCAATGGTGGCGGCCATGCTGTCTGCCTGGTTGGCTGCGCGGGTGAGCGGTTTGCCATCTATGGTCAGTTCACCGTCTGTGGCAATCTCCAAGGTTCCGCCGACTACCCATTTTCCGCCGCCTTGCTCCATGTAATTCTTTACATTACCCATACTCATTCACCTACGCCTTCATTTGCAGCACTTTAATGGCTTCTGCAAGAATCAGCTTGCCGTCAACACGCTGGGTGGCTTTAAAGCCGACTTGCCCCGTAGCGGCAAAGAGTTCATTGAGCCGCTGGAAAGCCCGTCCCTGACGATCTGCTACCCAGTAGTAGCTAAAGTCGCCAAAAGCGATGGTTTTTGCCGCTGCCGCAATAACCGGAACATAGGCGGAGGTTTTTAGCGGGCGGTTTAAGATGGTATCCGGCTGGCCTGCGGTAACCGAAGGCTGCCAGAGGTACTGGCCGTTCCCGTCCTTCAGCTTACGAATGGCCTTGACGGTCGCGTCATTGGTTACAAAAACGGCATTTTTGCGGTAAGGGGATTTCAAGGAATAAAACAGGTCCATGATTTCGTCGAGGGTGATGGCCGTCGCGCTGGCGGTCGTGACTCCCAGCCCGGCACCGCCGGCGGCATTGAAAATGCCGGTAGGTTTTCCAGTACCATCCCCAATGAAGAAGGCCTCTTCTTCCTTAGTACCAATTCTTCTAGCGAATTCCTTAGCAATATAACTTTCCAAATTAAAAACACTATCATTAAGTAGTTCTTCTGAAACCTTAATCATAGTGGCTAATTTGTATGCTCCAATAGAAACCTGCCCAAAAACATCATCTGCTTCTGGAATTGGCCCTTCTTCATCTACCCAAGAGGCTGTACCCTTTGATGCGACAACTGGGATTTTTCTATCTCCTGAGGAAGTAGTGATGACCTTGGCCATGGTTCTGAAAAGGTTCTCTTCTTCCAGGCTTTCTATAAGTGTTCTTTCAAATTCATCAGGTACAAGATAACCTCCCTCAGAATCCGTTCCTATCTGAAGCGCGTTTTGTACATCGTAGTAGTTTTTGTTTCTCATGGCTTTCCAGAAAGCTTGTTTATAGGCATCGGAAGCGCGGCCTTTCTTCGGCTCTCCTGCAGGATTCGCACCCGGCTGATTGGTGATTGGAGATGCCGTAGGACGGGCAAGTTCCGCATCGATTGCTGCCTGGCGTTCCAGACGCTCAATTTCCTTGCCAAGGTTCACAACATCTGTTTCCATCTTGTCATAGATAGCGGTATCTGCGGCAGAGAGCAAGCCGTCCGTACCTCTCTTGCTGTCCAGGAATGCCTTAGCGGATTCCCAGGCCTTTGCGCGTTTCTCTCTCAGTTCAAGAATTGTGTTCATATAAATTATCCTCCTTAATCAGTGAGCCAGAAGGCTCAGTCTTTTTTCAAGTTGCTCGATTGGTGTCTTGTTCTCCGGCTTCGGCGGGATTAGTTTTGAGAGCAGGGAGTTGGTCACAGTTGTACGTGAAAACATTACGGACTCCAAAGGCTCGTCCTGTTCGTCCTTCTCTTCACCGTCAAATAGAATTGTATCTGCAAAGCCCAATTCTAGTGCCTTCTTGGCATTGAACCATGACTCGGCATCCATCAAATGTGAAATTTTAGACCTTGAAAGTCCGGTCTTGATTTCATAGGCGTTCATAATGCTTTCCTTTACTTCGGCGAGCATCTCGCTTGCTTTCTGCATCTCCTGGGAATCGCCGATGGCAACTGTCATTGGATTGTGGATCATCATCATGGCAACTGGAGACATCAAAACCTCCGTGCCAGCCATCGCTATGACCGAAGCCGCTGAAGCAGCAAGACTGTCAATCTTGACCTTCACATTACCCTGATAGTCCATTAGCATATTGTAGATTTGTGCTGCAGCGAACACATCGCCTCCGGGAGAGTTAATCCACACAGTAATATCTCCCTGACACGATTCCAGTTCATCCCGGAACAACTGAGGGGTCACCTCATCGCCGTACCAGGTCTCGTCTGAAATTTCCCCGTTGAGAGATAAGGTTCTTCCGGCATCATTCCTGACCCAGTTCCAGAATTTACGTTTCATCTCTTAACCTCACTTTCTTCCTGTATTTTTTGCACCGTCCGATGCAGACTGACCCTTATTGGCAAAGACCCCAGCATCCTTCAACTTTGTCATATTGCCGTTAATCAGATACAGATTTCCGCCTTCTTCATTCGAGATTTGATTCATATCCTCCATCTCACGGATGTCGTTTGCTGAAAGCCAGCCGTTCTGTCTGCCTACCGAGTAGCCATTCATTCGGCTCTGGTAATCGCCACGAAGCAGTCCATCCACATTTAGTTTTATAAAGTACTCGTTCTTCTCCCTAGGCAGTAGCAGAGAACGCTGCATAGCCTGCTCCCATCGGATCACCCATGGATCGAGTGTGTACTTTACAAACTCAAGTGACTGCTGCTCAATGTTTGAGAAGCTTGACTTCTCAAGATCCCCCACCATGTGTGGAGGGATGCGGTACAGTCTTGCAATCTCATTGATCTGGAATTTACGGGTTTCCAAGAACTGTGCTTCTTCCGGTGGGATGCCGATTTGCTGATACTTCATTCCCTCCTCAAGCACAGCAACCTTGTGGGCGTTGTTTGTGCCTCGGTACACCTCATTCCAGGAGTCACGCACCTTTTTAGGGTCTTTCAAAACTCCCGGATGCTCAAGCACACCACCTGGATTCGCTCCATTGGCAAAGAAGCTGGCCCCATACTCCTCACAAGCGATGGTCATGCCTACTGCATTTCTGGCCATCGCAATCGGCGAATACCCCACCAAACCATCAAATCCAAGACCGGGAATATGCAGTACATCCTGTTTTCGGAGCACCACCGTCCCGTAGTCCTTAAAATTGGGATTCTCATCCGTGGTGCGTGTGTATGTGTAGTAAATCTCGCCATTCTTGTCCCTGCCAACATCCATCTTGTTCGGCAACAGTGGATAGAGTGCAACCACTCGCCCGGCACCGTCACGGATGACCTGCGCGAAGGCATTGCCCCAGATGAGCAGATGGCTCATAAGGGTTTCCCTAAACACAAACGAGGTCATTTCGCTATTCGGCTCATCGTGAAGAATGTGGTAAAGCGGATGGTCGTAGACTCTTTCCTTGCCGTTTGCTTTGTATCGGTAAATATGAAGCGGCAGGGAAGCAACCGTCTCCGACAAAATACGCACACATGAATAAACCGCCGTGGTCTGCATGGCGGTAAACTCATTCACGCTTTTACCACTTGTGGTGGGACCGAATAAATAGGTAAAATCCGAACCCGTGTAGTAGCCAGTAGGCTTATCCCTTGGCTTGAATATGTTTTTGAATATCCCCATATTTTTCCTCCTTTTTTCGAAGTGAATATTGACAGCACTTGATAAACATACTATAATTAAAACATACATAATATTGTACGTTCAAAATATTGTGTATTGAAAGGAGTGCTAGTATGAAGATCACCACAACGCAAATCATCAATCGTATCAATGCTGATTTTGGTGCAACTTACAAGAACGCCGTGCCTTTTGTGGGTTCAGGACCACTCTGGAATTTCTGCATCAATGTTATTTCAGATCCAACAAAATTGAACTCCATAATATTCGCAAATGATATGCAAATACCGCCTGTGAAGTCATTGCTGCACATTTATAGCAAAACGCATGTGCTTCCACCTAATTTCAAATTTACAAAGCAAGAAAACCAATGGTTGGGTGCTTTCATGGGATTTGTGTTTAAGTTTGTATTAAACTATAAAAGTCAGAAGGAACGCATCAAAGTTGACTTCTTGGGTGTTGGTACAGCAACACGTTTCTATGATGTAGAAAGCGAAGTAACTGTAACAGAATAAGCTAAGAATTAAAGAACGATGATGCCACGCTCGTCATATATGCTAGCATCATCGTTCTTATTTCGTATGCAACGGTCAATCGCCATAATGGTGGCGACAATGCCGTCTATCTTTTCTACAGACTTTTCCTTGTCCGGCTTGATGTTTCCGG